CGGAACGCCCGCCGCCGCGTAAATCATGCGGCTCGTTGGTTGCGCCGTTGGACAATTCCAAATCATGACATTGTTGCTGATTTCGCCGCCGCGATAGCCGCCGACTTGAGCAAACTTGTCATCGGTTAGCCGGAAGTAATTGTTTTGAAAACGAATTCCAATCGTGCCAGTAATTGAATGATAGCCGCGAATGATTTGATTGCCGTATAGCAGGCAATTGAAATACAGTTGGAACGGAGCCTGAATACCCGCCGCGTCTCGACCGTCAATTATGCAGTTCATAATCGCGCAATCCCGATCCATTACAAACGCCTTTTGCGTTGTCGCTGAATTATTCCAAGTGCAATAAAATCCAAACCAATGGATTCTATCTTGCGTCGAACCTGACCATATTCCATCCGCAGCATTTATTTCAGTTCGCAACCCGTCATCAACTGCAAACTTTCCACGGGCAAGAAAATAAACTCGACGCGATATACTTGGAAGCGGAGACAGCGTTGCCGAGTACGCGGTTGACGGCGTGAAAACTCCCATGCAATTTATGGTGTCTGACTGGCTTGGGTCGGTTCCAGTATCGCGCCCGTGGGAATCCCATAGGTCTTGAAGCGCAAACGATGGTGTCGCATACGCAGTCGCCCAACTGGTTCCCTGACCAGCAGTATCGGTTCCGTTCGCAGCGTCTACGTACAAATCCATTTTTAACCTTCCAATGAATCGGCAGTGTCTCGCAACGCAACAATCAACGCTGGCTTGTCGCCTTCGTAAAGTGCTTCCTCGACTCCGGCATCGTTTCGGGCTTGTTCGTATTCTGCTGTAAGTTCCGCACTTCGTTGCTGCCGTTCTTCCTCTGCCTTTCCAACGCGATGCGTTCAGCTTCCAAGTCCTTTGCCTCTTGCACATCAGCAGCAGTGCAATTTGGAAACATCAAACCGCCGCCGAGTTGATAGAACGAATCCATCTGCTCTTGCGTTGCAACTCCAGCCAAAACTAAACCGCCGAAGCCTGCGTAAATTCGACCGGCAATTGCAGTGTCGTTGTTCGTTTGCAATACGCTTGCCGACTGACCAAACAACGACGACCAGAGTTCGCCAAGCGGTTCGGCAAGTTCGTTGAGCGTTCCGTTGTCGAGTCCAGTTTGTATTGCACCAGTCATTACATTAGGTGCTGACCAATACCATAACAGTTCGGTTCGCATCCACGTCGTTGCGTCAGCAACTAAAATATCCGACGCTGCGATTGCTTTCATTGCCGCCGCCGCATCTTCGTTTGGAATTTCAAGCAATCCGCGTTGCGATAGTTCGTTGTAAAGACTCATCGGTTTTCCTATCTGCAAAATAAACGGCGAACGAAAGAACGAACCGGCTTGCGACGCACTCGGCGTTCGCGAGTTACCTGAACAAATGTTTCGACGGCGGGTCGCTCGACAACAACACGTCGAACCGTCTTGCGGTCAAGCACTTTGCGGACTGGCCTACATTCTTCGCACCACTCGTCAACCTCAACAACCATCGGCACTGCAATTGGCTCTTGTAGCTCGAGCAACTCTGGTTCGTCACCGATGCAAGAGAGTGTCAAATTTGTTGCAGCAATTAAGAAGCAAAAAAGACTGACTACTAAATAGAATTTGTATGAACGCATTACTGTTTCCTAATCAAATTGTAAATGTATTTAACGAACTGGATCGGCCAGTCGTATTTAAGTGGAGATAGAATTGTTGGAGCAATCCAGGCAGAAACAACTGCTCCAATAATTGCTACCCAAAATGCAAATCTAATTAATGACCTAAAGAAATCAAAAATTCCACCGGCAATTGTCCACCTGCGTTTCCCCTCGCTTCGAAACTTTCTTTGGTCATCAATGTCTTTTTGCCGAAGCGGAAATTTCCAACGACGGTTGACGTTGCTTACAGGCAAAGGTTGTGGGTCTGCTTTAGTTTCGTCTTGGAGCGATACGTTCTCCAACTCGTCGCAGGTTATTGCACCGACTGGCAAGAGTCCAAGTATTTGTGATATCTCCACCGCGCCATCTGGGAGGAAATTTGGCTTGCTACTAACTCTGCCGCTTTTAATATCGTCAACGCGATTCGAATCCATTGCAAGGCCGACCCATTCATTGCCCTGCTTTATTGCCCAAGCAGTCCTGCCAACAATTTCCCATCGATCCCGAACAGAAGAGAATTTATAAATCGCCCCACCTGAATCGCCAGGAATAGATTTCGGCTTGTAGTATATTAAACCATTGTCAATTTTAATTACGTCGCCGCATCTCGCTCGAGGGACTCTGCCATCGCTGCACCCTATCGTAAACACTTTATCGCCAACCTTTACGGGTGCGCTGTCGTATGGAGCATAGGGGACAACTGGTGGAACTCCCTGCAAGTCCTCGAGGGAAATCTGTATTGTCGCAATATCTTTCGACACTCCATTTTGAAACCAACTTTCGTTTGTCTTACATTTCTGGCTTGCAACTAGATCGCCCTCAAACCAAACGTCAAGAACGTGGTTTGTTCCCCGGTCGTTCGCAACGTGCCGATTTGTCTCATACTCAATATGAGTTGCATCTAAAACATCATTTACCTCGACCATTGATCCTGAAAGATTAGATAGGTATTTAATAGCTGAAGCAGTGCCAATCGAACCGTTACTTCGAACTCGAGCGGTTGAATCAAAACATTCTTGAGCCAATCCATCAAATTGATATTCTGCTACTTGATCGTTATCTGGGTCAACAACGCAACCCACTAAAGGAACGCAAAACAAAATTAGGAAAATGTAGTTTTTCATTTTATTCATAATTAGATGAGAGCGGACGCTCCTCCATGAGCATCCTTTGATTCATATTTTTGTTTAATTTAGTAATGTTTGTTTTTTGTTTGTAGATTTAAATTTCTATACCTAGTCGTTTTGTTACTATTTGAGCATAATCCCAAACCGCATTGGCAGTTCCCGACGATGTTTTTGCCTTGACGTGGATTGTGTTATTGCTTGCGGCAATGTCGGCGGCAGATATGCTTTCAATAAAAGTAATCGTTCCGGTTTCTACCGAAGTGTTGTGTGGTGCGTCAAACAGATATTCAATACTATTTGAAGTTGCCCCAAAGATTTGTACCTTCAGATCGTCGTTGTGTGGGATCTCGCATGCAAATTGAAAAACAAATTCATACAGTCCGGGTTGTATTATTTTTACTCCGCTTTCGGATGCGTCTCCAACCGCCATGGCATCTCCTAGGTTACATTCCAGTTATAGACCGGCGATGTGCCAGTGTCCGAATTCGTGTCGGTAACTTTTATTGAAACCGATCCTGAACCAGGGAAGTTTGCTTGTCCACTGATGTCGCCGGTTGAGGTATTAAGAGTTATCCCACTTGGCAACGATCCTGTCTCAACATTAAACGTCAACGGAGATGTTGCCCCGGAAACGTTTGCTGCCCAGTTGATTGGCATCAACGAACTTATGTTTGACCAGTTATAAGGGTAGGTCAAGGTAATCGTAACGGCAGTCCCAACTGTCCAATTTTGCGTGCTGGTAACAACTTCCTGTCCAAGACTATCTATGCCGCGAACTACAAAAGATCCACTGCCTGGCGTTGTGGGGACTCCTGATACGACACCTGTGGATGTCGCAATTGAAAGTCCCGCCGGTAACGCACCACTTAGTATCGAGTAGGATACAGAGCCTGTTGCCCCACTAATTGTCGGCGATGCGTTGACTGCCGTTGTTGTGTCAAGGGCAGACCAATTTTCAGAATAACTTAATGTCATTGAAGTGTTTACAACACCGTCACCGCTTTGTACCAATACAGTCATTCCAGGTATTAAAGCGTAAGACGTTGTTAGAGTTTGACTTTCAGAATTGTTCTGTAATTGAAACACGGTCGAACCAACCGAGTCCTCGCATTCTGCTCCAATTATTCGCCATAGGAATTCATCGTAAAAATAATTGATTAAGACTTCCTTGCCATTGCTAATTTTCTGGCTAGTCATCCAATCAAGTTCAGCAGTGACCTCTTCTCCTGTGGCCGCACCATCTCGGTAAATCTCGACAGTTCCATTCGACCCGGCATTAATTTCCTCAGTTGTTTTACCAACCGCTAGTGTTTGTACCTGCGGTTTTAAATGAACTTTGCATAGCTTTGCCGTGCCAACTTCAGAATACAAAATTTCGACTGAGGTTCGGTCGTGACAGGACTCAAGCTCGAACGGTGTAGAGGTGCATCTAGCGTACCTGTGATCTGCATCGGTAACATTAATCGTTGCGTTTGTAATACCCGACACAACAATTTCACCAACTCCGTTTTGACCAGAACCGTATGCGTCGTAGGGAACAGGTTGTTGTGTTATCCCCATTATTTTAGTTGAGGTATTGGTTTCCTCAGCTTCGTAGCAAAGGCATTCCCTATAAGATGCATCGGTTTGTGCCGGAGCAGATAAGGTAATTGGATCACCAAGAACGACTGGTGAAAAAATTGGAATGTCCGTTGAAGTACCGTTTTTAATACGGACTTGCCTTGGCACTCTAAAAGCGCGTTGTGGTCTTGGAGTTGTCGAGTCAATCTTGTTGACGGCATCTGCGATTCCGTTGTAGGTCTTTCCCGACAACCAAACAGTGCTTGAGGTTTGCTGCGTTTTTTGAATGCTCATAATAGGTTGTTTAAATTGACTCCCGGAGTTAACTCGTCAACATGCGCGGCAATTGGCGTATCAACTAAATCATTTGTATTTGGGTCAATAGCTGTTCCATATTGTACGTGAAGGTACTGCCAACCTAATTTGCTTGGTACTGTGATATTGCCATACAGACTTGGAATAACAATGTTTGTAAAGCTTGGTGAAGCTGCAAAGTTAAAAGTCACAACGTCAAACTTTCCTGCGTCGTTTGACCCATCAACTCCGATTAGCTTAACTTCGCCAATGCCGAAACCACGCCAAGCTGCATTGTTTGGCAAGCCAACAAAACTAGCTGCGTTTGCCAACCAAGCCAGATTAAATGTTCCCTTTGAATAATTTCTTTTGATGTTAAATGAAACAACAGGAATATCAATGTTTGCACCTTCAGCACCAGACTCAACACCAGTGTAATTTATCAGGCCGTTAAATTCTGGAGCAGTTTGCCCTGCTGGAGCAAAAGTGCCTACGTGATTAAATGTAGTCTTCTGCAACTGAGATGTTACGCTTACCGATCCAGACAATACTTCGTTTGCCGTTGTTGTCACCGTGGGAGGTATATACTCTTCCCAAGTAACACTGGCCTCCCACTCGTCTAAAATCTCAGCGTTAGGTTGGGTGACATTAATGTCCTTCCGAACCATGAACGAATAGTTTGTGTCCGTTAAAGGAGCGTTTTGGAGAATCGCACCTTCGGCAGCATACCTTGTCGCATATCCATGGAGATTATAGTTCCTTGTAATTGAAACCATGTTGTCGTAAAGGATGACGCTACTTTCATCCACGATACAAACAGTTCCCATTTTTACCTCTTAACTTTCTGTAAGTTCCTACATGGAAACAATTCTGCCGAAAACTTGCTTTTGGAACGCATGCCATGAATCCTGGTTCTTTTGAAATTTACCAAACCCAACATTAAATTGCCTGTATGCTCTTGCAACTGATCGCAGTTGTTTAATTTGTTCTTGACGTTGTTCCTTGGCTCTTTCGGCTGCTTGTGCTGGTGTAAGACCTGTGGCAAGCCTCTGTGCAAATCCTCCACCAAAGAAACTTCCAATTGACTTTAGTTGATCGTTACCATCGTCCATGGTAAACGAATCCCAAGCCTTGTCCTCCTCCGACAATTTAGCTTGCTCTTTTCTCAATTTTGCCAATTCTTGTCTCTGATCTTTCGTAAATCCTGCCTCTTTGTCACGCAAACGTTGCGCTGCTTCCTCGCCTTGCTTTAGAGCTACTATCTGCAATTCGAGTTCTCGTTTTTGTGCTTCGAAAGTTTTCTTTAACGCCTCTGCGTCAGCTTTGCGTTTCTCAGCGGCATCAGCAGTTTTTCTTTCTAGGTCTAAAGCAATTTCGGCTTGAGCAATCATGTTTGCATTTGTTGCCGACATTCCGTTTCGAATGTTGATCAAACGCTCGGACTCAATTCTGCCAAGAGTTATTTCTCTTTGTTGATCTCGCAAAGCTTGCGTCTGTACAGAGGCTGAGTCATTTAACTCTTTTGCATCGTCGATTTTCTTTTGAGCAATTTCGTTTATCTTTTGATCAACCTCAAGTTTTTCTCGTTTTAATCTTAACGACTTTGCTTCGGCAGGAGTTAATTCTCCGTCTTGAATGTCGATGTACTCTTGCAAAGCCATCTTTCCTTTTTCAAGTTCAATCCTTTGTCGTTTTAGGATTTCTTCCTGTTCCTCAAGGTAGCTAATGACAGTTGCTTGTCCTGCCGGATCGCCAGTTGCACCCCCACCAGCAGCAATCGCTGCGTCAATTTCTTTTTGTACAATTTCCCTGTTTGCAATTTCTCTTTTTAGCTGTTCGATACGTTCTTTTGTTTTTCGCTGAAAGTCTCGATCTATTCTTGGTGAACTTGACCCTGCTTGACCGCCCCCGGGAACAGGCGCGCCGAGGTCAGACGCTCTGTTTTGCAAACGTTCGTATGTTTCTTGCAGTTCCGTCAGTTCTTTTTTTCTTTTTTGTATTTCTTTCCGAATTTCTTGTTCTGTTTCAATTGTTACCTGACCAGTCATGAACCGTTTTCTTAATTGATTTTGGTTGTATTCGTCCAATCCCTTTTGAAGAATTTGAGTCCTAACCAACTCGTCATTTAAATCTTTAGCCGCTTCACCTGCGCCATAAAATATGTCAGCTAATACTGTTCCAACTTGATAGCTTGCGTAAGCTACAATCGCCACAAGCGATGCTTGGAATATTTTAATTTGAGCAGTACCTGCGCCGACCGAGGTTGAAAATGCAGTTTGCAAAAACGTTGCAACCTTAGTTACTTGATTTAAGTTTGCCAAAGCTGAGGCAAAAGTATTTGTCAAAACCCCAGCAGTTAATAAAGCTGATCCAACTGCAACCAATGCAACTGACATATTGAAAAAACTCTTTGTAACTCCGGGATTGTTTTCAGCAAAGACTTTTATTGTGCTGGCTACGGATGCAACAACTTTTACAATCGAGTTAAACGCAGGCAAAACGGCAGTACCAATTGCGTCAGCCATGTCCCTAACTTCAGCTTTTGCAATACGAGAAGCATTCGCCAAATCCGTTGAGGTTCGACCAAAGTCACCCTGAGCTTTGCTAGATTGCTCAATGATTAACGAGTATCTTGCAGAAACTTTTGCGGCCTCACTTAACTCTCCGTTTACTTTTTGGAACCCAAGTTCTATTGCTCGAGCCGCGACCTCAGTTTCATTTAAAAGAATACCAAATTCCCGGAGAGGCTTTGATTCTCCAACCAGACCGGACTTTAGTTTTTCGAAAGCTGTGTCAATGTCTACGTTATTAAAACTTGCTAGGTCGGCAGCAAGCTCACTCATTTCAACAGAAAGCTTTGCCGATTCGGCAGCAGTTTTTCCAGACTGTTGAATAATTAAACCTAGCTCGGAGGCATAGGCTTGAGCGTCTGACTTTGCAATTCCAAAACCTCTCGCCGTGGTCTTCGACCAATCAATGACCGACTGAGATGAACCCTGGAAAACCTCAATTGTTTTATTGGTTGATTCTCTTAAATCTGATGCTCCCTTTGCAGCAAGAGTAAACGCCCCAAGGGCAGCAGCACCTAAGGCAAATGCAGCGCGTCCTGCCTTTTGCATTTGCATGGCACTTGCGCGCACCGATTTTGTTGCTCGCCCCAGCAGGTTTTCCATTCTACGTTGACCGCGAACGTCAAGTTGAACGTAGGCATTTGCTATTCTGATTGCTGAGGCTGACATGTTTTAAATTCCAAAAGCGTTGCAGATGTCGTCCATACTTGGTTGTACCTCTTTACTTTTTGGAGTGGGCGAAACAATTCCCTGCGAACCGTTCCACATTTCGATCAACTCACGCAGGGTAAACGGATCTGGGTTTATCCCAATTGCCCCTGCCATGTTGTAAACTACCCACCAAAAGCTGTCTTGTCCGCTAAATCTTTCATCGGAACGTTTGGATCTTCCCAAGTCTCGACTAGTTCTTTGAATTCTTTGTTTGCTTTTTGCCGAGTTGCCTCGACCATTTTCTCCATGTTCGCGATGTTCTCGGGACTCGATGCGAGATCCAAAGTCATCCGGGCTTGTAAATGCGACACCTTCGTCATCTTGTCCAACAATTTCTTCGTCGCCTCTATCCTCGCTGGGTAGAGACTCTGGATAAAATTTTTGAATTCACCCCAAAACGCAGCATCAGCGGCCACAAACGATTCGCCGTTAATACGTTCGTCAAAATCATCCTGCGAAATTTTTTCAGTTTCACCCAAAGGGACATCAATTAACAAGTAAATGATGTCCATTCGGTCTAAGGGACGGCTGTGCAAGCTTTGGCAAACTGTCGCGGTGTCGTCAGCGAGCAGGTCAAAACCGAACCTTGATTTAATCAACTTAGCTTTTCGAATGTTTAGTGACAAATCCCAAACTTTGCCCTGTTCATCTTTAAAACTTTCCATCAATTCTCTCCATTAAATCGTGAAACTTAATTTTTAATTACGCAATGCCTGAGCCATAAACTCGACGCACCTTTGGACTGTAAGCCGAGCGAGCCGCAGGTTTGAATGTAAGGGCGTTTGTGTTATTGCCCTCGGATGGCTGGGTGTCGTCATCCTGTTCGATCAGGAAGTTACCAACAAGTCCCCAAGCAGAAGCCTCGGTTTTGTCGTCGTTCAATACCAACAGCGACACAATACCAGATGTGTCGGACAACGCTTGCCATGCTTTGACCATTGCATCTGAAAGTCGAAGCTCGTTGAGATTAACAGTGATCCCAGTATCGCGCTTCCCGCCGGTGTATTCCTTGTCGTCTCCTACGCAGCGGTCAACTACTTCTCGGAGAGTTCTGGCTCGCGTAATGCCAACGTCAACTACGCAAAGTTCGACCCAAGCCCCATCGGCTAAAATGTTTGCGTCGGTAACCGAGCTTGAGATGTCAAAGTCTGCTGCTTGGTAGTAAAGTTTTGAGTATTCGCCTAAATGATCTGGATTTGCCATTTCATTAATTCCTTATTTTAAAAAATGTGTTTTTCTAACTGTGATGGATCTTGAATCTTAAGATTCCTAAAATGCTTTTTGAGGTTTTTTGCCTTAATGGTTTCATTAAATGCGAGCCGCATTGTTGGACGAGCTTTTACTTTTCTATTACCCGGAGGAATGACAACCCAATCGATGTCTTTCTTTTTTGGCAACGGCATTTGTTTAGCAGTCTTACCCTGCTTTTTTCTTTTCGCTTTTACCTCGGCTTTTTTCTTTAACCAATATTGATGTTTCCACTTAGGAGCAACTCTCGCTGCCAGTAAAACTGTTGGCCTTGAAGCTTGAATACTTCCTCCATACTCAAGCAGTTGCGGAATCGTTACACCTCCGACCGGACGCGCTCCGTCTTTTCCAGTGTATTGGAATCCTGTTTTTTTGAATCCAACAATAAGGCTCATTGTTCTCGCGTTATAGTTTCGCTCGACTGTGTTAAACATGACCCGTCTTGTTGTACCTGACCTAATCGGCTGACCAGGCAAACTATGCGGCTTTGTCTTTAATCTTTTTTTAATACTTCGTTTGGCTTTTCTTCTAATAGCACCAGCAATTGATTGCATTGCTCGATCAACTTTTCGTTCAATCGCCCGTGCTACTCTAACGCCGCGCCTTTGCGTTGCGTTAGTGCGGACAGATAGGTAAGGCGAAAAAGCTTTACCCAATTGCGTTGATTTTGTTAGTCGAGGTATTCTAACCATATGAAATATTGAACTCGGAATACATTATCCCACTGCCAATTAACCAATCCTGATTGAGTACGCTGATAGTTTCAAAGCTTATTTGATTTGCAGAAGTCAGTTGACGATTGTCAGCGAAGTGCTGCATTAAAAATTCTGTATTTTCAATAAACCCATCTACTTCCTCAAGAGTTCCCGGTTGCTCGAGGTCGTTATTAAAATTTTGGAGTCTCTTCGCAATTACAATACTAACCGTTGACATCATTCGTCGATTGCAGCGGTCATTTTGTGCAGTTGGGTCTAAGTCGCGGCCTGTCATTAAAACAAACGCACGAAGGTTACTACTTGCGTCAGTGCGATCAATCTTTGCATGGGCAGCAGTCTTGCAAAACGGACTACTCTGTGGCATCGTCACTGGCAGTGTCAGCGAGTTTATTATTGCCGTCACTTGATCCGCGACTTGCTTTAGTTGACTGCTCATCCTGTTTCTCCTGCCATTCTATAACGACATGACCATTACTAAGCCTGGCGGTCAAATTGACCCCGTCCTCAGGTATTTTGTTTTCAATCGATTTCAACTTGTTAACCTGACTAACAAATGTTGGCATCGGCACTACATTTTTTTTTCTAATCCACATACGGCGACTCCTGCTTTGTTCTGACGAGGTAGGCAGTACGCATCTGCCCGTGCCACTTCCATGCTGAATCGGTTCCCTGAGGAAGCAAACGCCACGTAGAGCGATCACTCTCATCTGTTATTAAATCCCCAACTCGAGGTTCATCAATCCAGGGGAAAATGTCTGACTTGTTTATTATAAACGTCCGTTCAGTTTGGTTTAAATCTAACCCAGTGTCGGTAATTAATTCTCTTCCAATCGGTGGGGAAGTTATGCAAATCCCAGCAACTGTAATTGCCGGCTCCCCAGTTACGTTTCGAACGTAAGTGGCTTTATGAGCGGACACAGATCCCCTCATTTGATTTTGCATATCCGACCCAAACGAATGGATGTTAGTCATTTTTCTTAGCAACCTTTTTCTTTGTTGACTTCTTTTTGACAACCACCTTTGCAACAATCGTAGGTTCAACAAATGGAACCTTGTAGGTAATTTTTGTTGCGTGAATTCCGACAGCAATTTGGATATCGCTTGCGTCCTCAGGAATGTTGTGAAGTTCTTTAAATCTGTCAGTCAAAACCGATTCGTTTTTGACCTGCAAATGCGGATTGCTCATTTGATTTCTTTCTAAAAAAACAGGGACGGTCACCCGTCCCTGTTTGACCAGTTATAAGGGTAGGTAATTACGCTGAGGTAATTTCGTGTCTTACCATAACGTGGGTTGCGCCAGCAGTTCCGTCTGCCGCACCTTCTGCATAACCAAGGTGAACACCTCCAGCTTTTGCTTTACCTTCTGAGATGTTAAACAAAACTGCTGCTCCATCGGCAACGGTGTACGTTGCGTCAAGGGGAACTTTGTAAGCCGCAGTACCTGCTGGACAAGCTAACGCTCCAAGTTCGTTTGCTGCAATGTCTCGGTGAGCGATGTATTGCAAGGGAGCAATAGTAATTACATCACCAGCCGACACTGCTGCCGTTGGAGTGTAATCTCTCATTGAGGTAGACCCTCTGTGTAATTCAACTGCCATAATTATTTACCTTATTGAAATTTTTTTGTTTGAAAAAAGGGGGTGAGTAATGGAGAGAAAACTCACCCCCTCATGAAAAGTCCCCGTGACCTAAGGACTATGCACCAACGCACTTCTGAGCCATTTTTGGATCGTTCTCACCAAATCCAAAATCAAAGAAGCATCGCCATTGCATGCCCAAAGTGTTGAAGCTGGTTTCGGCACTTTGAATTGTTGGCGAATCCTGACCGTTGAGGTAAACAACCTCAAACGCTGCGGCAGCACCCGGATCGGCAAAACGATACCAAGTCTTACTTCTGTCCGCATCAGGGGTTCCGTTTGCAGCGGCGGTCGCAATGCTGTTGTCCAGCCATTGCGAATTAAAGCTTTCAAACATACCCGCGTGAGGGTTGTTAATAAAGTTTTTCGAATCCGCAGTTGTGTCGCGAATTTCGGTTTGATTCTGCAACTGCGACGTGATGACCTTAAGGCTTGCAGGTGCAAGCAACCTTGCACCATCAACGCCGATTGGCAAACCGTCAGTGTCGGTCTGACCATCAAAGGCAACTCCTGAGGCAGTCAAACCGTCAATGTTCAAAGTGTTGTTAGTCAGCAAGTTGCCGTTACCAACAGAGAACATCGTCGAATTTGCAATGGTTTGTGTCGCGGCAAATTCGCGAGCTTTAAAGGCCATTGTTCCAAGCATCGTAGCAACTCGAGTCAAGGCCGACATGTCGTCGTTGATCATGTCTTGGCGAGTGAACGCAAGCATCTTAGCGTATGTCTCGAGCTTTTTAGTGTACTGAGACTCAACCAATTTGCCATGCTTCATTTCTGCATCTTGAGCAAGTTTCTCAAGCATTCCAGAACCTTCAAGCTGGTAGCTATAAAGAGGCTTAAAGTCAGTTGCACTGGCTTGCCCAAAGACAAAGGGAATAAAGCTTGGAGCGCGAGTGTAAGCAGCAAGCAATGTTTTGTTTGCTACGTTGCTCATAATTCCAGGCAATGACAGAGTCGTGAAACCCGAGGCCATGAGCTTGTGATGAGCTTTGACAGACTGTTGAATGTAGTTGTCATCCAACTGCCCGGGGGGGTGATAAACGCCTGCGGCCTGCATAGTCTGGTAGGCAAGTCGGCTAACTCGAAAACCTTTAAATCGGCTCGACTTAGCTTCGTTCATGACACGCTCGTCATACCACCCGTTTTTCTTGATGTCGGCCTCAGACACGCCGGACGACATGACCATTGCTGCTTCAATGACCTGAGCATCTTGATCATTTTTTGTTGCGTCGTGGAACGCTGGTGCAGAGTGACCGCTTGATTTGTTATCAAGATCAAACAATCTTGCCTCAAGCTCACATTCCTTTTCTGTCATCCCAGATGAAATTGCGTGCGCAGCGAGTGAAATTGGATTGCCGTCTTCGTCGTCAATCTCTGGATCGTTGTACTTCGCACAAATTGTTCGGATTCGGGAAACTCGTTGAGCTTCCTCAGCCTGGCTATCGCGTTGCTTTTGGGCAACTCCCGAAAAGCTTGTTGATGGTAGGCTTGGAGGCTCTGGCTTTTGAGCTTCAAACTGTGCAGTCAAAAACTGCAATTGTGTCTCATTGTTTTCAACCATCTCCGCGTCAAATCCTTGAGCTTCGATAAACGATTTTAATTCTGGATTCATCTGTGTCCTGTCCTTATGTTTTGCGGCAATACTTACGACAGTTTGCCGATCAGCCCCGCGATTTAAAATTGCAACTCCAGTCAACACGGCATTCCGTGCGACATAAACCCCGCTGAACTGGTGACCATTTACGGTCACCCGTTTACTCTTTGAAACAAACTCAGCTTTCGGAAAGCTTGCTTCGATTGAGGCATCCCACGGGAACTTGTTTTTTGCTGCCTCTACTATTTCGTCGCGATCCTGACCAGGCACTGAAAGCAACCCGTCGAAATAAATTCCCGACGCGTCGATTTTCCCAGTTGCGTGACCAACTTCTCGGTCTTGCTCATGATTGCGGTTAATTTTTGTTACAGGTCGTTCAAGCGAAGCGGTCGAAAGATCAATTACAACAGGTGCGTCAAAACCTCTGACTGACAAAGCCGAATCAGCGTTGTAAGCGAGAATGGAAACCTTTGGAATTCCGTCCTCGCCGGCTACGATTGTCGGCGATGCAGGAAGCAAGTGTTTGAATCTCATGCGCTGTTTAGCTTTGCGTTGTCTCGACGTTTTCGTCATCCTGATTTTCCTGTTGGGGTTCGTTGGGTTGCTCAACAACTCCAAGTTCCTCATAAATTTCCGATTTTCTAATTTCCTTGTATGCCTCGAGGCGAAGTTGCTCATCAATGGCATCCTTGGCTGAAATTCCCTGCTCCTGCCAATACTTGGTTTCGTTTAACAAACCTGCTTCTTTTAAAATTTTTGCGGCGTTTGCCATTTTTCCCGGGTCGATTGGTTCTTTACCCGGCCAGTACCATTTATGTTCAAACGCCCCAAGTCCGCTCGGAATCACGCCAGGAACGAACGTCGCGATCTCGAGCCAGAACTTGAAGAAACGATTTATAAATCGCTCCTCTTGGCGTTTTCTCATGAACAGGATGTATCTGTGGAAAATCCTATGATCAAGTTGTCCTGAGGCAAAGTTAAAATCGCTTGAGTCAGCCGACGCGACGTTCCACGGGATTAATATGCAACTAATGATCTCATGAAGGATCTCGGCTTTGTAGGCTCCGTATCCCGTCGTCGGTTGCTCAGGCTTGTATGCGTTGTACTTCCAACCATCCGGCAACGTCATGAGGTTACCGGATCCAAACGGAATGTTGATTGGCGTATCGGAACCAGGAGTGCAAACGTCAGGTTGAAACGCTGTTTCAATTGTACCAAGAATCGAGGCAGCATTTTCTGTTGTTTCGATTGTCGCTTCGGTAACTCGGCGAAGCTTGCCAAACAACTCAATGCATGGTGCAAGCTGACCAACACCTCGGTATTGTGTCGGTCGATCCTGCCGAAACATATGAACCATAATGTCCGCAGGAATTGTTACAGTATCATCGATCCCAATGTAACCATCTTCGCCTGGATTCTTGCGAAGCTTGTAAAAAGCAGTGACGTTGCCCTGCTCGTCAAGTTGGAGTCCGTCAACAATTGGATTTGATCGATAAAGCGAAAATGCTTTTTGGATCATGTTGGACTGGAACTGAATTCCTTCGTATGAAACAAAGTCAACAGGAACAGTTTTTAGTGATCTGTTTTGTCGGAATTGGTGAAAGACTTCGCCCCCCACAATTTCCTCAACAATGCCCATTTGGAGTTTTTCGGTAAAGCAGGTTTCGTGCGACCACTCTTCCCAAATCTTCTCTAATTGTTTTGCTGCTTTATTTGCTCGAGGTGACGGTGACTTCGGCATAATTTCCAATCGGCAACCAGTGCCAATTGTTTCCTGCGCCATCTTTAGCAAAATACCTCGACAGTACGAATTGTTTGAAAACTCAAACCTCGAGGCCGCAACAATTTTCTCTCTAGTTTGCCGGTCGTCATTTGAGTTGCCGGATCGATTGTTCGCATAGTCCCATTGATCGGTTTGCGACCAACGATTCACAACGTCGTATTGGTTTGCCTGCATGAACTCAGATTTCTTTTCTGGTTCAGCAAACAAACTTTTAAATCGATCTAGGAAGTTAGGTTTTTTTGCCATCAACTGTACCTTTTACGTTGACCCTTGAAAGCAAAAATATTTTGCATGACGTTTTTGCGCTTGCCGTCATTGCACGTCAATTCGTCGTCAATCAAAAGTTGCTTTAACATCTTTAGATCGGCAGCGGAACGCATAACTGTTCTTTCCGATTCGGAGGAAATGTCGCTCGTTTGAACGAGTCCAGTTGCGTTGTTGAGTTTTGATAAGTCGAGTCCCATGCCAAAAACTTAACGAATGAAATTTGTTTTGTTAGGTTTTGAAATGAGTTTTTGTCTACATCTAGGAATTACGGTAATCTTTCCCAAAAATATATTGCGTCGTGTTCCTCACCAACAAAGTCAGTAACTCGGATTGTCACCTCGCCGACATCATATGCTGCCTGTGTATGGGAACCGCTTAACGTTATTACTCCGGTCGCAGAATCAATTGTGCAACCGGGTGGAAGCGATCCGGCTTGCACTGCCACGCTGTAGGTTTCCTTGCCACCATTAATTGTCGGAGTTATGGTCGCGCCGCCATCAACTAAACGCCAATCAACGTTTGTGGCCGGTGCGGTAGCGTCGTTTGTAAATGGACTCGGGTAGACAATGTTTAACGGTTCGTAGACAAGCCAAATTCTTATGTTACTGATATCAAAGTTAGAATTTCTTTGTCCGAAAAATTTAATAAACGTTTCACCGCTGCTATTTGTTGGAAAAAACAAAGACTCAAGATATCTGTTTGATGACTGAAAATTAAAACCTCCGGTTGGATACCATGCAAAGACTTGATTGATTGCTGGAAATGGATGGTCGTCAGGGGTTGTCCTTGTATCTGCGTTTGCATTTAACCATTCTATTTTGTAAATAGAATTAGGTTTTAAGCTTAGGTTTGCAAAAGCATATCTTGTATAAATCCAGGTCGTTGGATTGCCGACATTTTCGTTGTCGGCACTGATTGTCCCAGTTCCAGAATCGTAACTCCAATCCAAATTTCCAGAATTAATTTGCCAATTAATTGGCGTTAAATATTCCTGATGACCATTTGCAATTTTATAATTATATGAACCACAATCCAAAATTTGATCTGGGGTTGTGAAATTTGGATATTGTGGATTTGGTTGAAAAAAGGTTGATTTATAAATAGTTGTTGGAGCTTCTATTTCAAACTGAACCAACCCACTACGTCTTGGATTTGTAGCGTAGGGCAGATGACATACAAAATCATACCAACCAAGAACAGCGTTTGTTTTTACGTCGTTGATGTAAAGACATAAGTCATTTAAATAGCCAGATCCATCTGTAAATCCAACTAATTTTATAGTACATGGGAATGATGCGTTTATTGGCTGTCCTAAATCATCTAACAACTCAAATGAATTAGATGGCGCACTTTGATGCCAAGTTCCAATCGGTTTTTGTGGGCTTGCTGTGTAATATCTAAAATAAGTGTCTTTAAGTCTAAAATGACAACTGGAATTGTAACCAAAGGCAGTTGTGTTTGGATTTGCCGAATAATCGACTTCCGTTGAACCGCTCATTTCGTTAATGGTAAAACTGACTTCCCAAGGTGCTTTTATTTTTTCGTAGGTATTATTTGCTCGATACTTTTGGTAACTAAGTTTGTTGTTGTAGCGACCAGTATTGTTTGTCGGCAAAACTAATGACTCGGCATCATTTGGGCTAACAGTAATTCGGTGCGATCCTAAAAGTATTCCATTGGTAATCATAATTTTACCATTGGAAACTCCAGCAATCGTTGCACGAAAACCCGGGTTTGTTGAGTTTAATGTGCCGTCAAGATATTGGAATGAACCAGATGGATTGCTTTGCGTCCAAATCCCTCTTACATATCTACCAGCTTCGGACGAAAAAACCCAAGATTCAGGATTTTGAGCAGTAGCATTCGATGGAGCGTAAAAAACAAAGGGAGATGTCATTTGACCTGAAAGTTGAACAAGATTGTTTAATTCATTTTCAACCTCTGAATTCCATGCTCGACAGTAGGTTCTATTTGTAAGCGGCGGTTCCTCTTTGCAACAACACCGACCGACACCCATAGCATTTTTCATTTTAGTTCTCCCTTGTTCTCCACTGCTTGCCGCAAGCTCGGCATTTTCTAATTCGGGTTACTGAGTTGTACATTTTTCGGGTATCAATCACATAACTCATTTTGCATTTGCAGGCGGGACATGGCAAACCCTTAGCATCTTGTTGCCTCCAGTTGTCCCAAATGTTTCTTTCGCCGTCCGACATTATTGACCCCATTTTGACCAATCGACTTTCTTTGCTCTTTTCCTGCCCTCGCTAAAGTCAGCACCTAAAAAGGTTAGTCCGTCAAACGACGCAATTGCTGCACATCCTACCGCACAATCTAAGTAGTCGTTGTCAGGACTGCCCGGACGAACAAACCATTCGTCCACCTTACCATATGCACCCTCAAGCTGAGTCCTATACTCCGAGGTATAATGCTCGGCAACTAACCTGTGGACTTGTGGAGTTTTAACCTTAAAAAGAGAAAAGCAACCAGCGTCTCCAAGAGCGGTCGCTAAACGTTGGTGGAAAAATGTTTTCCAAAAGTATGTGTCAATTTCCAAAGTTCGCACCGATGCTCTTCGGCTAGCCGTGTAAAACCAACCGCTGCCTTTTCTCTCACCAGTCTTTGTTACTTTTTGGGTAATTGGTTTGCGTTTTGCGCCGTAAGCGACACCCATGCACAAAGTTAATCGATCCTGATACGGCGAGTCTCTGTAGACCCGTCGCAGCGTCGATGTCTTGTATCTCGAATCCATGCCAACTCGGCTTATTCTCATTGTCGCCTTGTCGTTTTCTCGCTTCCATTTTAGGTTAAATAAAATGTCGTGCAGGTCATTTGCCGCAGCATAAATTCTTGCCTCCAAACCTTTTCCAGGGTAGTGCTTTGAAAATGTTTCTGAAATGTTTTTCTTGTTGAAGTATCCTGATGGTTGCTGCGGAAAGCTGAAATAATCTAACAGGTATCCATCAAAACCTGACGAATATCCCCAAATCTGCACAAAGAATTGTTCTTTCTGAACGTCAACAAATGCTTTAATTGTTTCTACCTCGAGCGGCACAACGTTTTTTCCAAACGCATGCTGCTTGACCATAACGTCGCCCATTGAAAGAAATTCAGTTTCGTCGTTTGCAACAATTGGTTCATTTTGGAATTCGGAAAAAAAAGTCGCCTCGTCTCTGCAATACAAATTCATTGCATGTTGGATTGCAGAAACTTCGTCAATGTTTTTTCTGGCCTCCCATGTTGCGTGACAACCATCATCCATTTCAGCTTGGTTTGATTTGTAAAACTTATTTGCTTCAGCGTAACTCGGAGGCTCGAGCAATGCACCTATTCTGTATTTTTCAAAATACTGTTCCCACAAATTAAAATTTACCGGCCAACCGTTTACCATCTTTGACCGAGTACCTCGCCAAAGTGGATGTTTTTTGCGATCCAATATTTTGTCAACCATGTCGCCGCGTTGGATGACCGTGCATGGCATCACTGCCGATATCTTTTGACCGGGGGCGGCCATACCAAGTACCGCACCGCTAATTAATTTCTCCCTGGTTAAATTTTGCGGAGCGGATGCCGCCGATTCATCGGTCTGAGGATCGTCGAGCAGAACGAAGTCTGGACGGATTTGACGACCATCGACCATTGATCTAAGAGATCCGCGAATACCGTTGCCGGTCAAACCCGAAACTGCGATTACTGTGCCGCTAGACGGAGCGTCTATTGTTTTTGGTTTTGGATGGTTTGCTGGCGACTTGACCGTTGGTAAAACAACAAAATCTTTTGACCATTCGATTTTGCAGCTTCGTCCTTCAGAGGTCATCCCAGCGCATCTGTGAGCAATGCCATTTACCTTGCGGACTGGGTAAGCGATTTCAGGAAAGTCCTCAGCGTAAACGTCAATGAACCGAATCCAAGTCTTTATGGATTCGAGCGAATCAACTGCCTTCCCTGAATTAGCTCCAATCAGAAACACGTATTTTGAATGGCTGTAACTTACCGCCCATAGAGTCGCGGCTCGAGCGATTGTCGTCTTTCCACTACCTCGAGGGCAGGCAAAAGCGTACAGCGCGCCATGCAGCACGGACTCCTCTAAACGTGCAATCATTTCATCATGTATCTCGCTAAACGGCAGCGGGAATGCCTCAGGCAAGTAGGTCTGACAAAACAGCTTAAGATTGAATTTGCACTTATTTCTTCGCCGGACGTTTTTAATTTTTGGGATCGAACCAATGTCGCGGCCAGATGCCGACATTTCATTGATACGCTCATTTGCTCGCTCTTTGTGAGCGGCATAATTTTGCTTCTCTGAGGTTTTCATTTTTTCTCTCCAAAAACATCATCCCACATTACGGCAAATCGAAAAGTCCCAAAAATAAAACCGAGCCACCCCACCCTAACGGGGGAGCGGGGCAAATAAAAAAATTGACGTTAAAGTGCTATTCGCGGCAGCGGGGGCGGCAGCCCCCC